AATGTAGGAGATAGCACCGGCATCTTATGTGCAAAGCATCCTATTTTCAAAAATTCTGACTTAGCATTTGAAAAGGACGTCGCAATTCCTGAAAAAATGTATGAAACTAAAAAGGCAGATGACGACAAACTGTCAAACTACATTATATTGACGAGCGAAGACCATTCACCTGAAGATCCAGAGGAATACAAGAGAATGCGCGCCTTTAAAGCGAGCGAAGAAAACCCGCACCACGCTGAAGTAATATGTGTGTATGACAAACAAGGAAGAGCAAAAACATTGTGTCCTCAAGTATTCAACATATCAGAAGATGGCACGCCGACTGTAAGACCAGATGACGGGTCTTTTGAGTATTATGTTAAGAATGTGAGACGTGAAAAGGCTACTTATGTATGTGGTAGAAGTAGTCCGGTTGCTTTAGCTGGCACACGGTCTTTAGGCGATATCGAATTACATAATTTAGGCCTTACTCATAAACCAATAATACGTTCGATGGATTTAAACAAGGTATTTGTGGATTTGAGGGCTCAATTGTCAGCGACAGCATCAGAAGAAGACCCAGATCCTGTGACAGTTTGCGTCGTTTTGTGTACAGACGGTGTCTGGGATAACTGGATATATGACCACGTTCAAAAGTTCGTGATGGATAAGAGCTGTTTGAAGGCACTTGAAAAAGACAAGGTATTAGGAGCGCAGCGAGTTTGTAAGTCGTTTATGTTGAGAAATCAAGGATTCGCTAATAAGATTTTCGGCAGCGGTTCCGATAACGCAACAGGTATTGTTATGTATATAACTGAAGAATAAAGAGCTTTAGCTCGACTGTATAAAGGACGTTAGTCCGACTACATATTTGTGTATTTTGTATAAGGGCTTTGCCTGACTGTGTATTTTGTATATTTTAAAAATTAACTTAATTTAAATTAAATAAATGGTGTGGTTTCCACACTTTTTTATTTTTTTCTAAAAAAATTGAAATGCTTTTAAAATAAATTAAGAAATGTATAAAATTATATTAGCACAAGTTTAAAACGAATTAAAATTAAAACAAAAATGGCAGCATTTAAAATCGAAACACCATTGGAATACGTTTATCTTCCGGTTACAACATTACCGGATTTCATATTAGAGTCCGAACATTTTCGCGATTGGCAAGCCCTATGCTTAGGCGAAGAAACATTTCCAATTGATACAAGAATATTTATAACAGATTTAAAAATAGAAACGAAGGAGGATTTTAACCGTGTTATAGATTGTGAAGCACAATTATTATTTAAAACTGCGGCACGTATTGAAATATTGAGAAACATCGATAATTTTTGGAGGACAAACCCAAATGCGTCAGGATTACAACTACCGAAGGCTAATATGTCGTGGTTTGCGAATCAAGTGATCTCATTATTTACTGAAAAAGGTGGTTATATGGTTATTATGAAGTGTATGAAACATAATTATATAGACCTATTTGAATACATTTATAGTCGCGATGGCGAACGCGCATTTCACACATCAAGTCCATTTGCGGTATTTCCATTATTGTATTATGCCATAATGAATAATAATATTGAAATATTGAAACGAGGATTGGAGTTAAACTGTCCTATAAAGTTTGATTTAATTGAATCAGCAATTGATAAAAATAATATTGAGATAGTCAGAATTTTATTGGATGCGTTTAAAAAAAAAAATTTAGAGATCCGAAGTTCACCATTTAGTTATGCGGTGAAAAAGGCATCACACGACATATTTAGTTTGTTATTGGACGCATATGTAACAGATGTCAATGACTTTTGTTTTAACAGATGTCAAAAAAAAATTATTATACAAGCATTGTATAATATTGAAAATTTCAAAATATTATTAGATAGAGGGCTTAGTATAGAGTTTTCGCGCGACTATGAAACTCTGGAATTGATGTTTTACGAATGTCTTGGAAAATCATTGTCATTTGAAACACTGTTATTTCTTGAAGAGCGTTTTGGAGTAAAAGTAGATGAGTTTAGAAAAGATAAAACAAAAAATACGAGTGGTTGGGATTATTTGTTTATAAATGCCGCAATTATAGAAAAAGACAATATAGATATGTATATTTATTTGCGCAGTCGTGGGTTCTATGTGCTTGACTTTGCGGAAGATATGGCAAGAGAACATAATTGTTTAAAAATTACACCGGGATTAGTCCACTTACATTATGAGGAGGAGAAATTGGTTAAGAGATATAATCTATGACTGGATAACTTAAAAAAAATTTGTAAAAATAAAGAATATGTGAGTATTATTGTTTGTTTGCTTATAAGTATAATTATTAATATATTATTTATCTAAATGTGTAAATGTCTAATATTTTGTATTTATTTAATTATTTAATTAATTAATTAATTAAATAAAAATTTGAATTTATTTTTTTCTAAAAAAATTGAAATGCTTTTTGTAATAAATTATATAAATTATAAAAACAAAATAAAATAAAATCACACCATTTTAAAATGATGTCATATAGAGATATAGCAAGTAAAAATGTATTTGGTTTTATACCAATAGAGAGAAAAGAAGAAGTAGAAGAAGTCAAAGAAGAAGAAATAACATGCCAATATTGTGGTGACGATATAGATTATTGGGAAGACGACTACTGCAAATGCGAGGAGTATACAATGTGTATAAAATGTTTCTGTACTTGTATGGAGTGCGGTAAATACGACGAAAAAGATTATACTGATACTTTGAATGGTTCCAATATTAGCAGGCCAATTTGCGAACATTGTCGTAATATAACACCAATTGATATAACAGAGTCGATAGACTGGATACAAAATTCAAAACAAAAATTCTATATTACGGAAAAAAATAAAAGTCATCAAGGACCATTTTATATATCAAACTGGCTATCTGATAAATTGTGTGTAGGCGGCTATCCAAAAAACAAAATTGAGTTAGATACATTATTGAGTGCCGGAATAACTACGTTTGTTTGCTTAAATGAGCCATCTGATAAAGACAGAAGTTATAAATATGAAAAAGATTTTCCAAAGGATAAAAATTATTTATTTATTAATGAACCGATTGAAGATATGAGTATTACATCTGATGTTAAAGTTCGCGCGTTATGTGAAAATATTGTTAAAAGAATATATAAAGGTGAAAATGTGTATATACATTGTAGAGGAGGACACGGAAGAACCGGCACGATTGCAGCGATTGTGTTATATATGTTGTACAAATTATCAATACAACAAATATATGATTATTTACAGTATTCGCATGACCAGCGAATCGGAAACTATTTTGGCCCTTGTTTTTGGACAATGTATTTGGACCAAACTGAAGCGCAAAAAAAATGTTTTGCTATAGGTCAGGTCCCGACACCTCAAGCCAGTTGTCAGAGGCGACAAGTAGAAAAGATTATCAAAGATATTATTAATAAAAAATAATTAAAAAATAATTAAAAATAATTAAAAATAATTAAATTGTAAAACGAATATAAAGAAACAATAACAATATAATTAATTACTAAAATGAATACACATTTAATAGAATTTAAACGCGTAAATGGAGACGAAGATTCTTTGTTGCCTTTATATATTACAAATGAAATAAAGGAAACAAATAAAAATATGATTAGTTATAGAAACAGTACAATAATAACAATATGGCTAATATGTTTTTTAATCACATCGGTTTCGATATATGATTTTATAAAAAGTAGAAATATCCCGCACATATTAACAAATGATTGTAGTACATATGATGACTTAATGTATATGGAGGATTGTATATATAAAAATTATAAACAAATATAGTTAAATATTAATATATTTCTATTTTCTATTTTTACGCGTTTTATGGTTCTCTCTATGACTACATTCTAAAAATAAACCAGGTATGAACTTGCCTACTTTGATGAGTTCGACATGGTCAGTATGAATGGGTTTCTTATTTGTATATATTTTTTTCCCTTTATGATATTTAGTAACACTTTTATACCCTTTGCCGTTTCTAATTGAAACCTTACGCATTATTTTACCACCGCCTCTCATAGTTTTAACTTCAGTATTATGATAATTGAAATCATTTGCGACCATTTATATTATTTTAAGATAATAAAAAAATATAAAATATAAATTAAAAAATTAAAAATTAAAAATATATAGTTAATTTAAATGGAAATTAGTACATATGTTCATTTATTTCATATTTTAATTGTAGGTTCTCTCTTCCTATATGTAGGAATATACAGAACTTCAATATCATCAACAATGTATCCAATCTTGTTAGGTTTAGGTGTAATAGTTATATTTTATCATATGTACAAAGCATACAATTATATGAAACAAGGAAAAAGCTATTGGGTAAATTTAATTCATATATTTATAGTGGGTCCATTGTTAGTTTATATTGGTTATAATAGAGAGAAAACAGCCCGATTATATTTTGAGCTATTATTAATGTTGGGTTTTGCAGCAATTGGTTATCATGGTTATTATTTATTTTAATAAATAAATGTTCATTTTAGTTAACAATCATTTACAATCCAATTTTCATCTAAAACAGATTTAACACTTTCTAAAGCACCTTCTGTCCATCCTTGGTCTCTACTGACTACTTCACCGACCACAAGCATACCCTTTTCTGGATGTTGTGCTTTATAAACAAATTCATTTCTGGTTTTTATATGTCCTTTTAAAGGGTCGTAATAATGTGTACCGATAGGCCAATAATAATCCTTAATAGCCGTTATTTTCAATATTCCTTTTGGTATTCCAAGTGATTCTTCAATTAAATCGCAATACAAGTCACGATTTTCAACAGTGTTATCCAAATACTTTTTTTGTAATGTAGCGTAATAGTTATCGCTATATGCTATCATATAAACACCCTTATTTGCGTCAATAGGAATAAGTTTTTGAAGTGGTCCTGGTACGATTGTATAACTTGTAACATATTTTTTCATAATCTCTGCCGATTCTTTATTAAACTTAGCATATAATCGTAAAAACGGTTGACCGTGTATTTGTTGATACAAGCTGGTTTTTTTATCAGCACCAGGTACAAGTTTCAGAATTCCAGTAATCGTAGTGGCAACAATTACTTTATTGCAATGATATAAAGTTCCGTTAGCAGTTTTAATCTGAAATAAACAAGGTTTTTCTTTAATTTTTTTTATTTCATCAACATCACTGGAAAATCTAAAATTATTTTTGCCGATTATATGATATAATTTATCTACCATATTTTTCCAAGGAATATGAAGACCGGTCCAGCCGCTTTTATTATCATCTATACCATAATTATATAAAGTTTCATATAGGTCAGCATTTTCATAATCGGTATAACCAGCAGAAATAATAAATGTTTTGTATAGTTTTTCACCCAAAGTTTTAATAAAAAAATCCTTGAATGTTTTATTATGTAGTTCTGGATGCTTATTATATTCGCCTTTTAATTTGTTAATAATTTTCACAATATCAACTGGAGTAAAAGTTTGTGAATAATTTATAGCAGTTTCATATTGTTTATATTTTACCCCAATCTCATTCATTAATTTAATCAAAAGTTTATCTTTTTCTTTTCTTCCAACACCGGCTCCAGTGACAACTTGCGTCCCATAAAACATCTCATTACTGGTTCTACCACCGATCCATTGTTTTTTGTGTTTTTCAAGTATTAGAAATGATGAATTGGGTGATATTTTTTTAATGTTATAAGCACTAAAAAGTCCAGCCATACCACTACCAATAATAATAATGTCGTAATAGTTTGTAGTCATATATTAATTTAATATTAGATTAATATTAGATTAATTTAAATTAACATTATTTTCTGTTCTTTCGCGTAGTTTTTCTAAATGTAACAAATTTTTTCCCCTTACATTTGAACTTCCCTCGCGTGAATCCTTTTGTATTAATAACCGATTTAGTACATATGCCAATAGACCGTGACTCATTTTTGTCGTCAACCTTCTTTATACACCGACAAAGCTTAGTAGATAATATTTTTTCAGCCTCCATTTTCAAAAGTCTTTTAGAACGCGGTATAGGTTTTTCATAAAACTCCAATATTTTTTTATAATCAGTATCAGTTATTTCAGACATATTTATATTTATATAGTATTTACAAATATAATTATTTATAAATTCTCCTATAAAATATTCCAACAATATTTAAAATTTATTGTAAAATCTAAAAGCTCAACATATATATAATAATGAAAATTGTTGTGTTTGATTTAGACGAAACACTCGGTTATTTTACAGAATTGGGCATATTTTGGGATTGTTTAAAACACTATTTAAAACAGGAAAATAAGCCAAATCTTACCCAATCGGACTTCAATGATGTTTTAGATTTATTTCCCGAGTTCTTACGGCCAAATATAATAAATATCTTAACCTACTTAAAGAAAAAGAAGGAATCGAAATGTTGTCATAAGATGATGATATATACAAATAATACTGGGGCTCGCGAATGGGCGCACCATATTATATCATATTTTGAAAGCAAAATCAAATACAAGTTGATAGACCAGCTAATAGCAGCTTTTAAGATAAATGGTAAACAAGTAGAAATATGTAGAACTACACATAATAAAACACATAATGATTTAATACGGTGTACAAAAATACCGGCAAGTGCCGAAATATGTTTTTTAGACGATACATTTTATCATGAAATGGCGAACGAAAATATATATTATATAAATATTAAACCTTACTACTATGATTTAAAATTTAACGAGATGATTCACAAATTTAAGAATAGCGTTTGTGGTAAGAAATTGATTAACGATGATAATAGTTTTGAGAAGATAATGAATGCTGAATTTAAACGTTACAACTATGAATGTTTAGATAAAAATTTAAAAGAATACGAAATAGACAAGGTTTTAGGAAAACAAATTATGACGCATTTACAGGAGTTTTTTAATAATTCATCAAAAAATAAAACACGTAGAAATACGATTAAAAAAAATAAGACAAGGCGAAAATATTAAAAAGTATTAAAAAATACCTCTTTTATTTTGCTGACAATATCAACTTCAACAAACTTCACATATTCATTTAATGCCGTGGAAGCTAAAATGAATAATCCGGCATTGAATGATATTTTAGCATCTAAATTAGTAAATTGAAACTTACTTCTAAGGGGGTTAAAACGCCATATTAAAAACAAGCAAATATAAATTTTAAGATAGTAATCTAAAGTTGATAAATATTCTGGCGCTTTTTGAGAGAAACCAAATAATGTAACAAGTAATAAAATAAATGATATTTTTATTACAAAATCAAATGTTTTCTCTTGGAAAATTAAAAATTTGTGATTTTCAAACATGTTTATATATATATAAAAAGTTAAAATAAAAATATATATATTAAATATATAAAATGAATAATTGTAATCAACAACCGAATGTTTCCAAAATACATGAAGAAACAAATACGCGAATATATGACAGAAATATTCCGTCACAAATGTTACAGCCTTATATAGATGTGCGCCCTGTTATGACAAAGTATTCATATTTCCCAGTTGTCGACCCAAGAAAAAGTAACAGTGTACCTTTAAAAGTACAACCAACATTTAATCCTCATACTATATTTAACCCTGGCAACACTACGTCACCATGGTCTGGTTTCGCGTCGAACATAAATACGGAGTCAGAATTGAGAAACCAAATTTACGCTTTGCAAAAGTGTAGTCAATCTGTATATGTGCCTTCAAGTAAAAGTGACCTCTACAATTATGGTTTCACACCAAAACAAACACCTCAATCTCATTCTTTGCTATTTGAGAAGGATTCATTTTCGCAATTTAATCCGAACCCTGACTCGAAAACAGTTGGAGCCGAAATGTTTTTCAACTCTACAAGGGTTCAAGTGCGAGATATGACAAAACAAACTTGTTAAACACGACGTGTCTTTCTTCGTTTCCTACTGTTTCTTTTATTTTTAGAAAGGTGTTTTCTTGTTCTTTTTTTACCACCGTGAATACCACCCAAATCATCCCACAGATTTTCTGGTTCGTCTTCTTCATCACTATCATCATCATTATTATAAGGAACCGCATTAACAGGAGCAGCATTAGCAGCAGCTGTAACAGCTGGATTACGAGTATAGACTGGTCTATTTAAATATGTCAAATTGGGTATAATTTGATAATCCATTATAAAATATATGGCTAAAATAAAATATCATGAATCGTAAAAATAAAATTATATATTTTTAAAGTAAAATATATAATATGTCACAAGCATTTGTAAACCAAATAACTTTAGATTGTTTACTAAACAAGGAAATGTTTAATACGCATGTTAAAAACAAGAAAGCGCAAGCAGTCAACAAGGAAGATAAGAAATTTTATAAAAAGCGAATCTATAATTTGTTTAAGGAAATGTTAATCAATAAAGCGGAACCAGAAGATTTGTTTCCTGATGTGAAATATGCCTACGATAATTTTATTAACGCATCGATCAATTATTTTAAAACAATCGACAGCAATGATTTATTACAAGAAGAATATAAAAATTTAGATGAGCAAGAGGCTATAAATATTAATTCTATTCCTGAATTAGGAGATGATAAAACCATTATGACCTCTGAAGAAGCGGATAAACTTTTGATGCGTTCAATTAAAATTACAACGCCAACTTTAGACAAATATGTGAAACGGAAAAGTACAAAACCAGAAGAGAAATTGATACTACCAAAACAAAAAGAGGTTAACATTATGGATCCTGAATTAAAAGTAAAGGGTATACAAAGTAATAATATTAATATAAAAAAGAAAAATATCACTAATAAATATGATGAACTCATTAACCCGAAAAAGGAAAATAAAGAAACAATTGACAAAAATGAAATCCAGAATAAATAAAACCAGAAAACCAATAAGAAACCAAGTTGGCTCAGCTAAAAAGGGTAATAAATCCAAATCAAAGCTACAAAAGGTCAATTGTAGTCCTAAACAAAAAAACGAGATTAATGGTTTTAGTTGTTATACAGACAAGTCATTGTATAAATTAAGAGATTTATGGAACGCCAGACACCCTGATGTCAAAATTAACACAAATGATACAAAAGAAATACATAGACGGTTGACAGAATATTTAAGTGATGTATGTAATAAGGAATCATGTTGGTTAAAACAACAAAAGGAGTTTGGCAAATTAGGTAGTGAAATGACGGATTCTTTTGCTCCCGTGTCACCGGAAGAATGGAAAAAAAACCCTAATGAGTGGTTATCGAGTGTCGATATAATGAAAGTAATGAAACAGTACGAAAAAGCGTATAAATGTTTTGATTTTATAGGTCCGACACCAATTGATTTTGATACAAGAAAAATGTATGGCGAATGCGTTTGGGAAGAATTATGTAATTTTAATTTAGCACAGCAAATCAAAGATGGTAAGACCAAAATAGGTATTATATTTAACACAGACACACACGATAAACCGGGCCAACATTGGATATCAATGTTTATTAATATAAAAAAGAAGCATATATTTTTCTTTGATAGCACGGGTGATGAACCACAGCCAGAAATAATGACATTTGTAAATAGAATTAAAGAGCAAGGGTTGGCATTAGACAAAAAAATAGTGTTTAAATTTGACAGCAATGAAGGTATAGAGCATCAATATGGTAATACAGAATGTGGTATTTATTCGCTATTTTTTATAGTCCATATGCTTGAAGACAAAATGACGGAACATTATTTGAAAACACATATATTGAAGGACGAGTATATGCAAAAATTCAGAAAGATTTATTTCAATGACAGTTTGTAAAAAATTATAAGAAACATTATAAAAAAGAATGAAAATTATATAAACAGATTTTTATATAATTTATATATTAAATAAAATGAATACAACAAATTTTTTAAATAACGAAAATGTCAAGGTTCTATGGGATGTCGTAATCGATGAAGATATTATAAAAAGACAATCGAGAGAGTTCCACGAAAATATTCTTAAATTATTTAGAAGTAACCTCAAAGGCTTTTATGATGTTGAAAGTCAAAAAACAACTAATTTGGTTGATATGAATAAAAAATATATATTGTTGATTTTGAATTATGCGAATAAACAAATAGCGCAAATAGCGCAAAATGTAAAGCCTGAATATAGAAAAATTAAAATATTAGATGAATTACCTCAAAAAAAGGTAAATGAATTAATAACATATGAAGAAATACAAAATGATAAACGCAGTCAATTTGATAAGGATTTAAATCGGAGACAAGAGGAATTTAGTAATTCGATGGCATTACCAGTGCCGCCGGTGCCGAAATTTAGTGATAATTTAGAGGATGGTCCAATTAATGAAATAGAAAAGGCGATTAAAGAGTTGACATCCCAGAGGAATTATGATGTCGAACAAATAAACAGGAGCAATAATAATAGTTTAAGCTCGAATGTGGATAATTGGTTAAAGCCTCAAGAGACATCGGTGAAGAATGATAAGCTGACCCCACAACAACCTATTCAAAATAGTAATATAAATGGTAGCAGACTAAAATATATTAAGGTTGATAATGAAAATGTAGAAAACCAAGTCATCAGTTTAGACAGGGAAAAACAAATGAGTCCAAAGAAGAACGTAACCTGGGATTTAAAACCTTATAATTATTCAAGTGAAATAAAAGATGAACTTTTAAATGAAGTATCTAACGAAGTAAGATTAACAATGGAAGAAATTATTAATGATAATGAAGAAGACGCGAATATTTTTAAACTTTTGAAAAAAGTACCGACTGTCAAAAGTGATAAAAGTGAAAATGACAATAAAATCGCAGTTCTTCAAGCTGAAGTAAAAACATTAAATAGCAAATTAGACCTTATTTTAGAGTTACTTAAAAATAAGAATTAAAAATTAATTTGGTAATATTTGTTTGTTTTCATTTTTGTAATCGACTATTTTATTTCTAATAATATAAAACGAAGATATGGTTAATAATGTTATTTCAATAGAACTTCTTAAAATCATAGGCAGATCATTCAACTTAACACTATAATAAACCCACATTCCAGATGAAATAATACTCAAAATACAAAATAATAACGATAAACTGTTGGTGCTTTTATTTCTATAAAGTAAAAACATAAAAATAAATCTACCAATAACTGATAATGATGTTGCTGTATATGGTATTATTTTTAGATCTGACTCATTCATAATTATATTTATTATTTATAAAACTTTAAATAATAAATTATTCTAATTATACAACCAATTGTCTGAACACGTCTTCACCGGCTTCATTCTTCTCCAGCGTTCCGATTTGCAAAGGTATAATTGATGGGTCTAATAAGGCCGCCTCATAACTGAGCTTATCATAAACATTCAATACTTTTTTGCTTATTCTACGATACACATAGTCGACACCATTCAAACGAATTGGTTTGCCGGTCCATTGTATCATTTCTTTATTTGACTGTACCGTCGTATCATTTTGTTGCTCCGAATAATCAGGAACATATGAGAACTTATCTTTCGTTGGGTCACCAAAATTAACACATTTGCCGTTAGAATAAATATAGCAATCAAAAGCGGATTCTTTAATCGCGTCGGTGAGTTGCGCTGTTAAATTGGCTTTAATCTCTGAAATCTCATACAAATACTGGTCGCTTGTCATCGGTACGCGCGGTAAAGCCTTACTTAAGTCCTTTCTTTTCAATTCAATCGCATCGTCAGATTTTAGTTGCTCTGGTGTAAAAATCATAAGATAAACAAACACTTCTACGGTTTGTAGAGCAGGAGGTAGTGCTTTGTGACTACAAATACGTCGTGCGCGTCCAATAACTTGTTCAGTACGGACAGGATGCCAATATGGTTCCATAATATGAACATATCGTGTATTTCTCAAATTAATACCTTCTGAACCAGATGATGTAATCATAAAGACCTTGATAATTTCACCCATATTATTATTTTTGGCAATTTTATTTAACTCGATTGAAATACTTTCGGGTATTTGTTCCCATTCACCGTTATAAATATGTCTTAACATTTCCTTTTCTTCGCTGGTTTCAGTACCAGTATATAAAGCATAAGTTGGCTTTCCTCGATCCGCTTCATCAATATCTATAGTCCAAACACCTGATGAACTTTTCTTAATTTTAAAACGCGCAAACCCGTTTTTGTTGAGAACAAGACTAAAAATACCAATACCTTCCATAGTTCTGAATTGACTATAAACAAGATGCAAACCTTGGTATTCCGGGTCGTCAATATTTTCTAACATATTTAAAAACTTGGGACTATATGTTAGTAATGCTTCAGGTGTCAAAAAATCGTTTGAATGTTCTTCAATATATTTAAGTGCTCTATCAAGTCTCTCTTTGTAGTCAATTCCACCAATCATTTCAAGAATCTGGTCGCCTTCTACTTCACCTTCTTGGTCTTCATCCATATCTTGTTGCGCTTCTACCTTTTTAGCGTCTTTGAGAAATTGTGTAAATAAATTTTTTAATTCATCTTTAGAGTGTGAAAATAATGCTGAACTAATAACATCATCTATTTCTTTTTTTAAAGATTTTAAAGTTAACATTTCTTGATATTCATTAATTATTACTTTTTGTTCCGAGGATACACTATTATTTTCACGTATTTCTCTTATCATTTTTTCTAATTTATTAAGGTCCAATTGTGGAGCCAAATACATTTCCCAGGTTTTATTTTCTTTACGTCTTTTATTTTCAAGATCTAAATTAAATAATAAATTGTTT